TGAAGTGACGCCATGATTGTCCCCGGCTCCGCGAACGCCCTGCTGCTTTCTTCCAGCGCATATACCATCCCCTACTCGCTGCGGTTTCGCGCGGCCAACAGCGCGTATCTGAGCCGCACCAGCGGGGCGTCCCCAACATCGAAGCGGATCTTTACATATTCGGCGTGGATCAAGGCCGCTCCATCGCTATCGTCGTCCACGCAGATTGCTCTAGTCAGCTCATCCGCGAACAACGGAATGATTGGCTGGAACATGATTTCTTTTGGCGGTCGTCTATTCATCCGCAATGACGCGGCAAACGACATCCAATTCACAGGCCTCTTTCGGGATCCGAGCGCATGGGGCCACCTCGTTGTTGCCATCGATACCACGCAGGCGACGGCAAGTGACCGAGTTAAGGTCTACTGGAACGGTACTGCCATGACGTATCTGTCTGGTACATACCCGTCGCTCAACTACGACAGCTATCTGAACGCAGCATCGACCGCCTATCGCATCATGTCTGATACGGTCAACGGGACATATGTCGATGGTTATCTGTCTGAAATGAACTTCATCGACGGCCAAGCTCTTACCCCCAGCAGCTTCGGCCAGACGGACAGCGCAACGGGCGTGTGGGTTCCGAAGAAGTACGCGGGCACCTACGGCACCAACGGCTTCTATCTGAAGTTCGCTGACGCCTCTGCGGCTACCGCAACTGCGATTGGCAAGGACAGCAGCGGCAACGGCAACAACTGGACGCCCAGCGGCATCTCGGTGACGAGCGGCGTGACGTTCGATCAGATGACGGACACGCCGACGCTGAATTACTGCGTCCTCAATCCGTTGAGCAAGTCTGTTTCTGGTGGTTCGCTGAAGAACGCCAACATGACTTGGAACTCTGGCGGCGGCGGAGCAGCTTTCTACCTTGTGCAGAGCACTTTTGTCCTGAGCGGAAAGTGCTATTGGGAGTGCGTTGTCCCGACGACGCTGACATACCATCGACCCGGCATCATGCGGGTTGATCAAAGCCCACCGTCAAGCGGAGCCAGTTACTTCCTCGGCGGATCCTTGGGCCCGGCAAATGCTGTTGGATATTACTCGGGCGATGGAGACGTATACCTCAACAGCGTCGCGATTGTTGCTGGCGCAACTCCGTCCGCAGGAGACATCATCCAATTTGCGTTTGATGCGGCGACTGGAGAATTGTGGGTTGGCAGAAACGGAACGTGGCTAAACTCTGGAGATCCAGCCGCCGGAACTGGGGAGGTAACTACGGTTTCCCTGTCCTATAGCTGGGTCGCAGCCATGTGCGATGCGGCCACTCAGGACAACGAGGTCAACTTCGGCCAACGCGCCTTCGCCTACACGCCGCCCAGCGGCTTCAAGGCGCTGAACACCGCCAACCTCCCGACGCCCTCCATCAAGAAGAGCAGCACCTACTTTGACGTTACGCGGCGAACTGGCACGGGTGCGACGACATCTGTAAGCACGTTGGGTTTCCAGCCGGACTGGGTGTGGATCAAGAGCCGGAGCAACGGCACGGCGCACAATCTGTTCAACAGCGTCATCGGCGCGACGAAGGGCATCCAAACCACCGGACCCAACGCTCAGTACACCGACACCAACACGCTGACGGCATTCAATGCCAATGGCTACTCTTTGGGTAGCGATGCCTCTTCGCGTGGCGTCAACATCAACACGAACACCTATGTCGACTGGGCGTGGAAGGAAAGCACGACGGCTGGCCTCGACATCCTTAGCTGGACAGGAGACGGAACGGGCGCTCGCACGATCAATCATGCTCTAGGCGTCACGCCCGAGTTCATGATGCTGCGCGGCACGGATGCTCGGGTATGGGCCTGCTGGTTCAACAGCATGACTAGCGCCGCCTACTACATGGACCTTGGAACCGCTACCGGACAGCTTGTCGATACAACTATGTTCGACAGCACCGCGCCGACATCCACCACGTTTCGAGTTGGCAGCTACAACAACGTCAATGCAGTTGTCTACGTCGGATACTTCTTCTCGTCTATTGCGGGCTTCTCTCGGATCGGCAGCTACATCGGCAATGCATCAACAGATGGTCCATTTGTGTTTTGCGGTTTTTCACCCAAGTTCGTCATGGTAAAGGGCGTGGATATCGGCACGGGTTGGTTCATGGTTAACCCATCGAACTCCGCGAATGAAGTTGTCGTCCGAGTTTTCTCTGACTCGACGGCTCAGGAACTGTCCAACACCTACGGCCTCGACCTTCTGTCGAACGGCTTCAAGGTCCGCGCTCCGAGTGGATACTCATTGAACAACAGCGGCAACAAGTATGCGTTCATTGCATTTGCCGAAAACCCATTCAAGTACGCGAGGGCACGATGAGATTTTCCCTTCCCGACGGCCAGACCGTCCGCATCGATCAGTCATTTGTATTGGATGAGATTCAGTATCCGTCTAATTGGATACGATCCATGACTGTTGCAGAGCGAGTTGAGTTTGGAGCAATTGAAATTCCAGAGGAACCAACTCCTGAGCCTACACCATATGTTCCGACACCTCTTGATGAGATCAGAAACCTTGAGGCTTCCGTCACTCCCCGCAGGCTTAGGGAGGCAGTTCTTACTGAAGAGGGAAAGACTTGGCTTGCGAATGTAGAGACGCAGATCGCAACTATCAGGCAGTCTATTCCGCCCGTTTCCTCTCCTAGCCAAGAGACGCCGCAAACATGAAGATTTGCGTCTACGCAATCAGCAAGAACGAGCAGCAGTTCGTATCTCGCTTTTGCGAGTCGGCCAAGGATGCCGACCTGATCCTGATTGCCGATACTGGAAGCACGGATGATACAGATGGAGAGGCTCGTCGCTGGAGGGAAAACTCTATCGATGCTAGGGCCAATCTCATGGTCCACGACATCTGCATCACTCCTTGGCGATTCGATCTGGCACGGAATGCCGCTCTGGCTCTGATCCCTCGCGACATTGATGTCTGCATCAGCCTAGACCTAGACGAGGTCATGGAGCCGGGTTGGCGAGAAGAGATCGAGCGTCTCTGGAAGCTCGGTGAGACAACTCGCCTGCGGTACATGTTTGACTGGGGTTGCGGGATCAAGTTCCTGTACGAAAAGATCCACGCTCGTCACGGGTACATGTGGCATCACCCGTGCCATGAGTATCCCGTGCCAGACGGTCGCATCAAGGAGATGTGGGCGCAGACGGAGAAGCTCCTTGTCAGCCATCATCCAGACCCGACCAAAAGCCGTGGTCAGTATCTTGACCTCCTGTCCCTATCGGTCAAGGAAGACCCAGACTGCCCTCGTAACGGCTTCTACTACGCTCGTGAACTGACGTTTCACGCTCGCTGGGATGAGGCTATTACTGCCCTGCACAAGTATCTCGACCTGCCCGGTGCAACGTGGCCGAATGAGCGTTGCTATGCCATGCGCCTTCTTGGCAAGGCACACAACGAGATTGGAGACCAGAGGCAGGCAGAGCATTGGTACGTCAAGGCAGCGGCAGAGGCTCCCGATACAAGGGAACCTTGGTGCGAGCTTGCCATGCTCATGTACCGCCAGAACCGCTGGGAAGAGTGCTTTGCATTCTCCATGCGCGCCCTGCGGATCAAGGACAAGGCTCTGGTCTATACCTGCGACCCAGAGGTCTGGGGCTATTGGCCGCACGATCTGGCCAGTATTTCGGCGTGGCAGTTGGGCATGACACAGATATCGCTTGAGCAGGCAAGAATTGCCGTCGAGAAGTCTCCAGATGATCTTCGACTCAGAGGAAATCTGAAGTACATTGAAGATCACATCGCAAACCCCGGAGAGAAGGTTGCGTAGTGCCATGGACATGCAGTCGCTAATGAACATCGGCATAGGAATTGTCCTTGCCGGTATTGGATGGTTCTCCCGGCAGATATGGGAGGCTGTGAAAGAACTGCGACGAGACCTGCATGAGATCGAGGTTGATCTTCCCAAGAGCTACGTTCGCAAGGACGAATTTGCCGACAGCGTCAAGGAGATAAAGGCAATGCTTGAGAAGATCTTTGATCGTCTAGATAGCAAGGCTGACAAGTGACAGAGCCTGTCAGCGGAGCAGCTAGCGGTTTTGCAATTGGCAAGGCTCTGACTGCTATTGCTGGTTTCTTTGGCGGATTGTCCGTTTCGTTTTTTTGGCAACCTAAGAAACTTCATCAATATGGGAAGCTAGCAGCGGGAGCAATAATTGGCGGAATTGCGGTAGCAGCATCCATCACTCTTGGCGGGATTATTTCCCATTACATCGGAGTAGACGTAAACAATTCAGACTTTGCGCTTGCAGTCGGGTATGTGATTGGCGTCTTGTCTGTGTTCGTTCTGAGCATACTTGTCAATTTTTTCGAAAAGAAAGAGGACAAAGACATATTTGAGGTGGCATCTGAAATTAGGTCTATGCAGAAAAATCCTGCAAAAGGTTCTTCCAAGAGGAGGAGGAAATGACTGCTGAATTTGTAGGATTTTTTGTTCTTACAATAACGAATATTGCTGCCGCCTGCATAATCTTTGTTGGCGCACTTCGAGAAAAAATGCGTCTTTATCCAGCTTGGCATAAGCTGGGCCTTTTGGTGGCTGCGCTTGGCCTTGCGGCTCAAGCTTTCAGGAACGTGCAATTTCTATATACTGGTATATCTCCATCCGATTCAGATATGCCATTATGGGTGCTGAAAGATGCGGGAATTAGCTTGGTCGCTTTTGGGTATTTATATCTTGCTGCAACTGGCCAGTATGATGCTGCAATAAATAAAATTCACTCAAAGCCTGTCGTGAAAAATGCCAAGAGGAGGAAGTAATGGACTTCATGAAGGTAATTGGGGCCGTTGCTCCTACGCTCGCCACCGCTGTTGGCGGTCCTATTGGTGGCATGGCGATGAAGTTCATCACGGACGCTCTTGGCATCCCCAGCGATGCGTCCAAGGACGACATGGCAAAGGCAATCAGCCACGCGACGCCAGATCAGCTTCTGGCTCTCAAGCAGGCTGAGAATGACTTTGCCGTGCGGATGAAGGAATTGGATATCGATCTGGAACGGATTGCATCCAACGACCGGGATAGTGCCCGCAAGCGGGAATCTCAGGTCAGGGACTGGATGCCAAGAATCCTTGCTTTTGTTATCGTGGCGGGGTTCATGGCGACTGTATTCATGGTTCTTATGGGCGTTGTCGAGGGCATGAAAGATCCGTTGATGGCTACAACGGTCGGAACCTTGATCGGCTTTGTTTCTGCAAAGTGCGAGCAGGTTGTTGCCTATTATTTTGGTTCGTCGTCCAGCAGCCAGCAGAAGACGGCAATGCTAGCGGAGAAGAAGTGATGCGGTCGTTTCAGGGTGAGGCTCGCAAGGTTACTCTTGATGAGGTCGTTTCGGTCGCGAAGGATCTTGAGATCGAGCCTGCTGCGTTTCGGGCTGTGATTGCAGTTGAAGCTGCTGGCTCGGGGTTCGATGCCAAGGGGCGTCCCAAGGCTCTGTTTGAGCGACACTACTTCTACAAGCATACCTTCAGCAAACCGGAGCTTCACAAGCGAGCCGTTGAAGAGGGTCTTGCTTACAAGGCATGGGGCATGAAGCCCTATCCCAAAGGCTCTGATGCGGTCTACGACGAGATCACGCGAGCCTGCGCCATCGATGAACGAGCCGCCCTGCTCTCAACCTCTTGGGGGCTTGGGCAGATCATGGGCAGCAATTTCAAGATGGCGGGACATGAGTCTGTTGAGAACATGGTTGACGAAGCTTGCAAATCCGAAACAGGTCAACTCCGCCAGATGGGCATGTTTATCAAAAATGCTGGTCTAATTCGGCCCTTGCGCTTCAAGGACTGGGCTGCGTTTGCCAAAGGGTACAACGGCCCCGGGTACGCAAAGAATTCCTACGACACCAAGCTTGCGGATGCTTACACTAGGCTATCCGCTGGCGGGTGATGGTGCTAAAGTGAGGGGGAAACGGAGTCACCGATGACGACCGGACTTACCTACTCGCAGTACGTCACGCAGATCGCGACCTTGGCTGTTGTCGAGGAAGCAAATGCTGAGTTCGTGACAATCCTTCCGCAAATGATCACATATGCGGAAAATCGCATTTATCGCGATCTTGATTTCCTGTTTACATCTATTTCAAACACAAGTTATGGCACGACTGTTGGAAGCAGGCAGATCGCAGTTCCTTCTGGTACGTTTGTCGTACCTGAGCAGATCAACGTGATCACTCCTGCCGGGACCAGCAATCCAGACCTTGGAACCCGTGTTCCCCTTCTGCCTTGCACCAAAGAGTTTCTCGATGCCGTGTATGGAGTGTCTACGAGCAGGGGGGTTCCAAAGTACTTCTGTCCGTTCGATGACTATACATTCCTGCTTGGGCCGTATCCTGACGCAGTCTACACGGTTGAAATTGTCGGCACCTATCGACCGTCGAGCTTGTCGTCCGGCAATCCGACAACCTTTATCAGCCTCTACCTGCCAGATATTATGATCATGGCAAGCATGATCTACATCTCTGGCTACCAGAGAAACTTTGGCCGCGCCAACGATGATCCTCAAATGGCTATCACCTATGAGAGCCAATATCAGGCTCTTCTGAAGGGTGCGATGGCGGAAGAGAACCGCAAGAAGTTTGAGGCGGCGGCGTGGTCGTCTCAGTCTCAGTCCGCGACGGCAACTCCCACAAGGTGATGAGAGATGCCACACGCATCCTTCAAGCTCCTGCCGGGCGTCGATCAGAACAAGACTCCCGCCCTCAACGAGGCTGCTATCAGCAATAGCCAGTTGATCAGGTTCATTCCTGATCGAACGCTTGGCGGCCTTGTGCAGAAGCTCGGTGGATGGACAAAGTTTTTCCCAGACACGATTGGAAGCATCGTGCGCTGCCTATGGGCTTGGGAGGACATCAACAGCAATTCGTACCTTGCCGTTGGCGCGGAGGGGATCGCGGCCGGTGGTGGACAGGCGCTTGAGGTCATCAATAGCGGCGTTGAAACAGACATCACTCCTCAAAAAGTAGTTTCAGATGCTACTGTTGACTTCTCAACTTCATCTGGAAGCAGCACGGTAACTATTATCGACGCAAATTTTACAGTTGACAGATATGATGTTGTTGACATTCAGACTCAGGTTAGCGTCGGAGGGCTTGTGCTTTTCGGGCAGTATCAAGTGACTCCAATTGGATCTACGAGTTATTCAATTGAAGCTAGAGATAAGCTTGGAGATCTTGCTCTGGCTACATCTACTGTTGCAAACGGAGGAGCAGTTTCTCAGTATGACACCACCAGCGGATCAAATACTATAGATGTGACTCTTGCAAATCATGGTTATGTTATTGGAGATACGTTTACAGCCCTAGTTGCAACCTCTGTCGGTGGCATAACAATCTACGGAAATTACATTGTCATCGACGTTACCTCCTCAAGTATCTTCTCGATAGCTGTAAGTTCTCAGGCAAGCTCCACCGCGACTGCTGATCAAAACGCTGGAGATGCACATTTTGTGTATCTGAACGGAGTCGGTCCCCTTGCGTCTGGAACTGGGTATGGCGTTGGTGGGTACGGTGTTGGAGGTTACGGAAGCGGTGCTGCTCCTGACCCTGACCTTGGCACTCCGATCAATGCGGTTGATTGGACATTGGATAATTGGGGCGAGATACTTATCGCGTGTCCCTATGGTGGTCCTATCTACTACTGGTCGCCTGCTGGCGGGGCTGAAATTGCATTGGCGATTGCAAACGCTCCTTCTGTCAATGAAGGAATGTTTGTGGCAATGCCGCAGCGACAGATTATTGCGTGGGGATCTACGTTTACTGGGATCATCGATCCGCTGCTCATTCGCTGGTGCGATGTAAACAACTACGATAGTTGGATTCCCCTGATTACCAATCAGGCTGGTTCATATCGCATTCCCAAGGGATCTCGCATCGTTCAATGCATCCAAGGTCCGCAGCAGGGACTGATCTGGACGGATCTTGGCGTCTGGGCGATGCAGTATGCTGGCCCTCCGTATGTCTATCAGTTCAATGAGATTGGCAACGGATGCGGATTGATCGGTCGTAAGGCTGCCGGCTCCATGAACGGTGTCATTTATTGGATGGGCCAGAGCCAGTTCTTTCGTCTTTCTGGCGGGGGCGTCGAGCCAATCCGTTGCCCTGTCTGGGATGTAATTTTTCAGGATCTTGATACAGCAAATCTCGACAAGATCCGCATCGCCCCTAACAGCCGTTTTGGTGAGATCACTTGGTATTACCCGACAAATAGCAACGGCGGCGAGGTAAGCCACTACGTCAAGTACAACGTTATCCTGAACGAGTGGGATTACGGTGAGCTTGGACGCACCGCATGGATCAACGAGTCGGTGCTTGGCCCTCCGATTGGAGCCGCTCCCAATCAGTACATCTATCAGCATGAGACATCGACTGATGATGATGGCTCTCCGATGGTCTCGTCCTTCCAGACTGGCTATTTCGTCATGACGGAAGCCGACGTGAAGATGTTTATTGATCAGATCTGGCCCGACATGAAGTGGGGATATTATGGTGGAGTTCAGGACGCAAATATCAAATTGACATTCTACGTTACTGATTATCCCGGCGAGACTCCTCTTGCTTACGGTCCATATACGCTTACTCAGTCTGTGAAGTTCATCACTCCTCGCTTTCGGGGAAGACTGGTTTCCATCAAGATTGAAAGTGAAGACATCGGAACATTCTGGCGTCTTGGTAATATCAGGTATCGATTCCAGCAGGATGGTAAGTTCTGATGGCTAGCCTTGCAGACATCCTGACTACCCAGAAGAACGCTGTTGTCGCTCTCAGCAACACGGCTCAGACGATCCTGCGAGCGCAGGGAAACGCGACATCTGCTACGGTCACCGGCAACACGCTTGTCATCGCTGGCCGAGGGTATCTGGTCAATGTCTGCGTCGTGGTTGCGGGTAGCGCCGCTGGATCGATCTACAATGCGTCCAGCACGACCACGACGGCTGCTGGCAACAAGCTATTCTCTACTCCGACGACCGCTGGGATTTATCCCCTTGGTCAGGTCTTCAACACGGGTCTGGTGATCTCTCCCGGCACGGGACAATCGATCAACGTGACCTACTTTGCGGGAACATGATCATGCCCCTCGCCAAGGGAAAGTCGCAGAAGACCATCAGCCGCAACATCAGCGAGCTTGTCTCGTCCGGGCGTCCCCAGAAGCAGGCAATCGCCATCGCTCTCAGCACGGCCCGCAAGGCTCGCGCGGAGGGCGGTCCGCTCATGGCTCCTGCCCAACCCGCGACCGAAAGGGTCCACACGGGGCCGATCCACAGCGCGGTGGCTGGCAGGACGGACCACCTCCCCATGCATGTGCCGTCCGGGGCCTATGTGATCCCTGCCGACATCATCTCAGCTATGGGCGAGGGGAACACGATGGCGGGCTTCAAGGTCGCCAATAGCATCTTCTCGACCCGCAAGTTTGGGACTCCGGGAGCGGATGCGGGGATCTCCTCGACGGTTCCTATTGTTGCCGCTGGCGGGGAGTACGTCATCCATCCTGACGACGTGGTCAGGATCGGAAATGGCGACATGGATGCTGGGCATAAAGTTTTGGATAGCTTTGTCAAGAGAATGCGGGCAAAGACTGTCGCTACTCTGAAGTCCCTGCCGGGACCGAAGAAGGACTAAAAAGGGGGAAGGATATGGCTGACGAAATCAAGGTGAGGGTTGGTACGCCTAATGACGTTCACGACATCATGGATCTTGCATTGGCTGCGTGCGACGAAAACGGCTTTGTGGAGCCGAATCCGCACAAGCTTCTCGCGGAGATCTGGCCTGCCTTGAACAAGGACAGGGGTGTTGTCGGCGTCATTGGCGCTAACGGAAAGCCTGAAGGAGCAGTTTTGCTTCGTGTAGGGAATATGTGGTATAGTGATAGGGAAGTTCTGGAGGAGAAGGCAATCTTCATTCACCCAGACTACCGAAATGCCAAGGGAGGGCGCGCTCGGCGGCTTTGCGAGTTCAGCAAATCCGTGTCTGATGCGCTGGGCATTCCGCTGATCATTGGTGTATTGTCTAACGACCGTACCGAGGCAAAGGTTCGCCTGTACGAGCGTCAGTTTGGAAAGCCTAGTGGAGCGTTCTTCCTCTACGGGGCTACAACCGGGGCGGTAAAGGAACACTAATATGGGCGGCAAGACCTCTCAATCTACCCAGAGCGTTTCGATCCCGCCGGAGGTATTGGCGAGGTACAATGCTGTAAACACTCGGGCAGAGCAGGTCGCGCAGCGCCCATTCCAGCAGTACACCGAACAGTTTGTTGCGCCCCTGACTGGCACTCAGCAGGCTGGTATTCAGGGTAC